TTGTTCTTGTATATCTTATTGATTTGATTCATACAAAACAAACGCTCAATCACTGGTTTAATTATGACTGAACTGCTGCCATCGTGGCTAGTCCTGGCTAGTAAGAAGGCTGAGTGCGGGTCATCTGCAATGGTCATCTCCATTGGAGTTTCCATTAACATCCATACTTTTGCACCACCATCGTACTCACCTGCTGCTGCGTATCTAAGTCCACCAGAATCAATTAAGTTATCTAGTGCACCAAAGATTTCTGCATTTTGAAATACTTTATAGCGATTACCTACTACACCAATGGCTGATGTCTGACCATATGGGTCTGTTTTAATAACCGCTTTCTTGTTTTCTATTGGGATATAATCTTTAACCATATTAGTTCCGTTCTCACCTAGAACTGTATAGGTTGCAGTTATATCATGCAATGATACTGACCAGTCTAATCCTGCTTGACTGGCTACCTCACTGGCTGATGTAGCCTCTACTGCTACGCCTGCTTTATGCCATGCGCTCTTGCGTACGGCTCCGTGTATGAGAGTATCACTTGTCATTAGTTACTTCCTCAGTATCTATTGCGTAGATAGTGTCAACAACTTGAGAGTGTAGTTGTTGTGACATTTTAGCAAACTCACCTGCTGGCCACTCAGCCAAGAACACTCGGTTCAATAGTTTTGCTAGTGCATAGTCTGGGTTAAGATTTAATACATCAAGCAACATAGCCTTGGCTTGTTCTACTTCTTCAACTTGATATAAGTATCCACAAAATACTGTGGCTAATGGAACTACTTTGTCTTTGACAATAACATTACCAAGTAATGTTATGTATTCACCTACATAGTTGATATCTTTTTCTTGTTGTACACCCATGATAAAGTCACGGATTTGTAGGTTAGCATTGGTTGCAATTGCTACCTCTGCTATGTGTTGGGCTGATGGTATAACGCCATCTGCTATGCCGTCAATTGCTTTACGAATGTCCTCAACAATACGGACATTAGTATCACGGTCACTTGGATTGTACTTACCTTCTTGATTAATTAACTCGGACTTCACTTCATCACGAAGCAAGTCATAGTTTGTATCTATCACTGTATCTCCTTTGTTAGAGGGCGTCCTGCCCCTGTTGGCAGACGCCCGACCTGCTACAAATACCTGGCTATTGAATTGTAGGTAGATGTTGATACCGTCTGTTCATCAGTAAGTTGAAGGATGCGAATGGCATTTGACATTTCCTCTTTCATTTCATTATAAGTACTGGCATGCATTATTTCAAACTCACGCTCTGGTTCTTTTGGAAGTACATTCTCTTTAATTGTTAAATCAAAATCAACATTGAGATTGCCAGTCCATTGACGATAGTTAGTGCGTATGTTTTCTGCTTTTGATATGTTATCAACTGCAAACTTAATAACATCTTTACGCCATTTTTCTGTAGCCTTTTGGTACTTTACTTCGGCTTCATCTTGTGATTTGTAGTCAAGTTCTAACTTGGCTAGTGCTTGTTGCAATGCAGTAATTACTTTTGCTGTGGGTAATTTTACATTGATTGTCCTGCCATTTCCTCTTGCCATATATCTCCTTTGTTAGTTGTTGTGTTCCGTGTTCGCAGGTAGCGGAACAACCCACCTTCCATAATCATCTATCCAGATGGTGCGAATTTTTGGCATAAACTACGCTGCTTTTCAGACTGTAATGTCCTTACGCTGGTTCACTATGCCAAACTTAGTACCACCCTTTGCTTCGCCAATGGGCCCAAGCAACTGATGGTTTTTCATAGCGGTGCTTTATATACGCCAGCCCCCGCTCAATCTGAAGCGGGGCTGGGGTGTTAGGTTTAGTATTTAATATCTGGGCTATGCCATATGCAGTGGACTTAGGGTTGGCTGCATCATGTTTCCATGCAGATTCTTTACCCCAAAGTTTTGCAAGGGCTGACCATTCAGACCTGTTCCAATGTGGGTATTCCCATTTCATCAGTCCTTTGGCGTATGACTTGGCCATGCGTGGTGTCCACATAGATTTGTCTATGCAGTCGGCTTGCAATTGTGTTGCTACTGCTGCTGCCATTGCTGGACTGGGTAAGAATGGTGCTGACAAGAAGGCTAGTAGCCAACTTAAATACCCTGCTAATAATCTCTTCATCTAATAAACCTCCATGTGATATATCCAAAGAGTAATAAGAATGTCCAAGACTGTGTTGTTGTGAGGTATGAACTTGTAAAGATTTGTTCAATCATTTCACCCTAACAATCTCTTGGCTATGCTTTACACCCTTATCAAACTCTAACACATGCCATTCTGATGGGTCATCAAGGGCTTCGTCACCTGCTGTATCTATATTTATATGTGTGGTTCGGCACCTGACTTTGGCTAGAATCCACACGGTGTGCTCCCATTGGGGAGTATCCTCGTCAAGCATTACTTATCTCCTTTACCTAATGTTATTAGCCATTGGCCTATTTCTATAAGTTCTTCTGATGTTATATAATCCAACTCATCACCCATATAACTCTTGGTTTCTTTGAATTCGTATAAGCCTTCTTGGTCTGTAATTATTGTTACATACCCATTGTTTACTGAGTATGTATATTCTATTGATGTTGATTTCATTTAGATTCTTCATCATTTTTTAGAAGGTCATTAACGGTTGGCTCATCGTTTACATATAGCCTGCCTGTTGCAAGCAACTCGTCAAAGACATCAAGCATATCCATTGTTGATAGGGCAAATGCTTCTTTGATTTTAAGTAGTTCTTGTTCTGTTCTCATTGCTATCTACCTTTCCATTTTGCGTCTGGTTGCTCTGGCATCACTCATGCGCTGAATGATTTCGTTCTGTGTCTTGATTATATAGATGCTATAGCCCATTGTCAACATACTTGCAGCCAGGGCTATGATAATTCCAATCATCGTACCTGTATCTAAATACATTACATTCCTCTTTTCTTTGCACGAATAGCCAATTTACTTGGGCTATATCCACCAATGGTCTTGCCTGTTTTTTTTTGAACCTTAGGCTTTTTCTTGTAAGCCTTGCCGTTCTTTCTGTCATTGCTTGCCATGCTATCTCCGTTCGACTCGTACTGTGTATGGTTCAACTAGTAGCGCTCTGTAGCAACTACCTCAGCCTGCAAAAAAATAGTAGGCAGGGTGAGAGCCTAAGCCCCCACCCTGCCTGTTTGTTATACTAGTGCTATATCAGTTACGATTTTGTTATCGTACCACTTCTCGTTTTTCTCGGAGTAAGTGCTGGTCTCATAGCCAGTGATATTGACTTTGAACTCGGATGTTGCATTGAAATTTTGGCGAACGAATTCCACCAAAACTGGGTCAGTGAATGTTACCTGACGAGCCGATACGAACTTGGATTTTGTAGAACCATCTGGTTGTACATCATCCCTGCGGTCAACCACCGTGCCTTTGATTACTGTTTGGTAATCACGGACACCCTTTAGGATTGACTCTGTGTATGTGAATGTATTCATTTGTGTATCTCCTTTATTTGATTGGGGCGGTTTCCCCTATCACTTGTTAGAGGGGAAACCGCTTGATTGATTTATTTAGTTGCAGTTAGGGCACACTGCGTGCTTGTTGATTGTGTAGTGACATACTGAGCATATGCACTCATGGGTAGTTAGTTCTATAGAATCCTCAAGTATGAAGAGTCTATCAACGAGCCAGGTAGTTTGCTCTCGCAGTTCGCTGGCTCGCTCAGTCCAGTCATGACCAGACGGCTGGTCATGCATGCCTGACATAGGACTGGATTCAGTAATGGTGCCACCGTTGGCTACTCGGTATTCGTTAGAGCCGTAGCCCATGACTATGTAGTCGCTTGATTCATCAACCATTTGATTAGCAATGATTGCATCACGGGCTTCTTTAGCCTCGATGCAATCACAACATAGTTCGTTAAGTTGTAAACAATGGAAACAATCGTTCATTAGGGTAAGTTGGTTTTGAACTATGATTTCATTATTCATTTCTATCTCCTTTTCTATATCTACCAACTTGGTAAATATGCCGATTGCATATTGGTGTTGTCACTCTTGCCCAGTCTGGCTTAGGCCAGACAAGCATGGGCGACAATCGCCGTTAGGCGATTTGACAATACCAATACGCTTGAGGCACTAGGAAAGATTAAAGCCAGCATCGTAGGCCTGGCGCCAGGTCGGGCGCCTACTTGGTCTGACACAGCGTGGCTTTAGACACGCTAGGCAGACGGCCTAGTGCTGGGCGGCTTGCTCTGCATTAGTGACGGTCAGCCACTGACGTTTTGTTTTTATTTTTAACTGAGGCGCCCATTGTGCTTGCACTGGCGCCGAAGACTGCTATCCGCTCAGCGTCTCTCTGTACAGGACAATAAGGTTGTATTCTGTTCTGTATTGTACTAATCTTGACCCCAGAGTGATTAATACTGGGCTGAGATAGTATATGTATCTACATAAAAGATTTTCCCGTACAAGATATACCCCCATACACTGTCCCAGTTTGTCCTATTATGTACTAATTTTTTGCATGCTTTAAAAAATACTTGTTTTAAAAGCGTCCGTTTTACCTGTTTGGACAGGTTATACTATATAGAGGCTGTTTCTTTTTTTAACAGTAGCAAGTCCTTGGGGGACTTGCGTTACAGACTGTATCTAACAACTGTTACAACTAATGAAAACGGGACAGGACTATGAGTTTTGATAAAGGGGGTACTAACCCCAAATCTCTTGCTATGGCAGGAGCAAAGGCTAAAGTTCTAGCCCTTGTGGCCGAAGGCCACTCTGTCCATAAGGCCATGGAGATGTGTGGCAAAAAACCTGACACTGTTAGAATATGGATGCTCAGGGATAAAAAGTTTGCAGCAGACCTAACGGAGGCTAAAGCCACCGCAAAGGATGCTTCCCTTGCCTCGTTGGGTATCCCAAAAGAGGAAATAGATTTCCCAAGATTTTCTGAGATATTCTTAAATCAAAGATTATTTCCACACCACAAAGATTGGATTGACTTACTAGAGGATAGAGAGCCTTCATGGCTACACCCTAGTATGGTTTACGAAAAGGGTGACCCAGCCCGTCTATTGGTTAACGTGCCACCTGAGCACGCCAAGAGTACCGTAGTCACTGTAAACTACTCCACATACCGTATCGCTCTCAATCCAAATATCCGCATTATCGTGGTTTCTAAAACGCTGGTCAAGGCACGTGAATTCGTGTACGCCATCAAGCAGAGACTCTCCCATCCACGCTGGTTAAAGTTGCAAACAACTTTTGGCCCCGAAGGTGGTTGGAAAGAAGATTCAGACACTTGGCGAGTTGACACCGTTTACCTTGGGAGCGATGCTAGAAATTCTAGCGAGAAGGACCCCACCATCCAAGCACTTGGTATGGGTGGGCAGATTTATGGAGCACGTGCTGACCTAATCATTCTTGATGACTGTATTACAACAGCCAACGCCCATGAATGGGAAAAGCAAATCAACTGGCTACAAAAGGAAGTTATCACCCGTCTGGGTAAAAATGGTAAGTTACTAATCGTAGGGACACGAATTGCTGCACAAGACTTCTACAAAGAACTCAGAGAGACGAAGCACTGGTCTGGTGGTAAAAGCCCTTTTACTTATATGGGCATGCCTGCTGTTCTTGAGTATTCGGAAGACCCTAAAGACTGGAAGACGCTCTGGCCTAAGTCGGACCTCCCATGGGATGGGGATTCTGAAGTTCCTGACGAAGAAGGACTCTTCCCGAAATGGGATGGCTTAGCATTAAAAAGAAGACGAAGTGAAGTAACACCATCAACATGGGCTTTGGTTTATCAGCAGGAGGATGTCGAAGAAGATTCCATCTTCCCACCCGCTTTGGTGCAAGGTAGTACCAACGGTCAACGTAGAAAAGGTCCATTGCGCCAAGGCGGCGTGGGACATCCGACTGCGGTAGAAGGTTACACAATTATTGGATTTGACCCAGCGATGGGAGACA